CTCATCGACCTTCAGCTCCCAGAACTCCTGATTCGTAATTGAATCCAGCTCGTGGCGTTCTGCAATGTCGGTTGCCGCTATAACAGCAGACTGAATGGAATGGACTATGTCATCCAAAGAATGATCAGCCATCTTTCAAACCGTAGTTGTCTTTCGCCCAACCATTTCCTTTCAATGAAAAACTCGTCAAAGCAGGCTTTTTGTTCATCTGCTTTGAACACTTTTCACAGTCGGGCCACTTGTCGCCGAACTTCTGCATTACCTCAGCTGTTCGGCCACAAGAGTTACATTCGAATATGTAAATTGGCACGCCCTATCACTCATCAAAATCGACAGGTACTTCATCACCCACAGCTTCAACAGTAGCTTCAACTTGTTTCGCCGGTGCGTCTTTTGGAGTAACTGCGTCGATAAACCTATTCAAAGTATTGATAAGTTCCGCATTGTTCGACGATCCACTTTGAGCTTGAATTGCTTCGATCAACGCTTGGTCTCTACCAGAAACGTCTACGTTTACATCAACAGCAGGAATGCCATTTTGGTAACGCATGTCCTTTTCGTTTTTAGAATCGACGAAGTTTGCCGCAAGCATGATTGCCTGGTCACCTGATCCATTCTTTCTAATGTCAGCTTCGTATTCCAACAAAACCCACTCACCATTCGGCTGTACAAGTTTGATGTGCTTCAACATAGACTGCAATGTCTTATCAATTTGCTCTCGATAAATTTCTTCATCAACATAGTTGAGCACACCAGAAAGACGCCATTGTGCAGTCTTGAGTCGTGTTCGATAACCAGCATACTGCTTCTTCATTTTCTTATCGATGAGTCGCTTGTTCATCTCATCATTCAAGATGTCCATCAGAACATTTGGCTGAATAATGAACTTTGTCTCATCATTTTTGCTGGCAGTTTCAGCCATCATCAGCTTGTAAGGGGATACGTTTTTTGCGGCTTGATCAAGCAAGGACATTGTTTATGCTCCTATGAGGTGAAATCTTCTTCGGGCTCAGGAAGATCATTTGCCTTCGCCCGTTCTACTAAATCTTTGACCTTGGTCTTCCTTTTTGACTTTGGCTTTGATTCTGCTTCTTTTACATCAATAACATTATTTGACTGTTGTGTGTTGTCCTGTTCAACAACATCAGTATGCATTGCATCTATAGTTATTGAGTTTCCAAAGTCAGATTCAATATCATGCTGTAGCACAGCTGTAGTCTTTGGTGTCAGTGGCAGATATTTACAGATGCGACGAATGACCGTCTTTCGCCACATCTCTTCAGTGTGCTGCGACCACGGTCCAGAATCTGGGCTGCGAGATGATTTTCTAATCTTATTGATCTGATCCTTACGCATAACTTCTACTTGGCGCTGTCCGTCTTTAAAGAAGCAGACTGCGTATGCAAGCAACAAGTTACCAGGGTTGTCATGACACTTCTTGTGACGAAGAACTTCTCCGCTCTCAAGATCAAATGAGTGTTCGAACTCATCGTTCTCGTACACAACCTCAGCTTTGAAATGTGCGACTTCTCCAGATCTCTTCACAAGATCCATCAGGCCAGTATATTCAATCCACAACTCAGCGTTGTAGCACTTGCTCTTCTTGTCCCACATTGGAACAAGAGATGCTCGGTGCAAAACTCCGCCTGCAACCAAGTCGAGCTCACACGCCTTTGCAAGCGCCATGTATACCGAAGTTGGGCTGCATTGCACCAATCGTTCATTCTTTACGGCTTCAAACATTGCGACCCGAATGATTCGGTCTACGTCAGTTCCTTGTGGCGCAATCTTAATTAGACTGTTTTTCTTGCTCTCAAGATACTGGTTGAGTTGAGTAACCTTGTCTCTGGTACTAATTGCCGTCGTCATTCTTTAGCTCCTTAACTCGCAGCATTCGCGTCCCTTCTGTTTCGATAAGATATTTCTCGTACATCTTCGGTTCTGCTTGTTGAAACGCACGCTTGTCGAAAGTTTTTTTGTTTTTGCTTTTCTTCCAAGTGGCAACCCCCTCAATCCCTGGAGACTCACCTATTGCTGCTCTGAGCAGATTCTCTAACTCTTTCTTTTTGGTTTCCAGTTCTTTGCATTCCTTTTTGACTTTCACAAGTCTTTCATGCAAATCTTTCTCTGCCACTGTTGGCTTTCTAAGAGGCTCATCCCTAACCCTTGGGTTCAGCTGACCAAGCACTTTCATGCATTTATCCGTAGCGTCAACGTCTGGCGGGATTTGTCCATCGACGTGCTTCTCCCACCAAGCCTCTGCCACTTCGAGTATTGCATCCCCCAGTTCTTTATCTCGTTCGATTCGATAAACTCTAAAATCATCGAGACTAAAAAGTGTTGCTATGTCCCAGTATGGAGCATCAAAAATCTCCATGTAGACACGCATTTGAAGTTCTACATCTAGTGGAACATCAGTTGTTCCAGATTCACCCCAGCCTTTTCTAAATCTGCGAGTCTTGGCGTCCATGCCAAAACGAACACCGTTTTGTTCTACAAGTCGATCAGGAGTTCCGAAGATGCGTGGCCGCGATGGATGCCATGTCAATCCCTCTTCCCAAAGGTTACATCCTTTCCCTAGATGGAGCTCATAAAACTCACAAACATACTTCTCCATTACACGGCCACGCATCAGAATCGCGTTGTCTTGATCCTCGGACTCAAACAGTCCAGTCTTCTCGGACCAAATTTTAAATAAGCTGTTTTCAAACGAACCAATCTTTTCAGAAGCATCCGCTCCGGCCATCATGATGCAGGCGATATCTGTGCCACCTAAACCTTTTTTGCGCTCGGCAAGCCAAGCTTCCCTTTCTTTTTGGTCCATTGTTCCTCTCTTGAAATGAGAGTACTCTTTAGCCCGAAGTGTGTCAAGGAGCCACACCCTAAGATGGACAAAAGATGTCCGTTTAGATAGTGTACAAATTAAAGGTGTGTCTTATGGTCGTTGCTGACTATCGAAAAAGTTTACCTGGCCGCAGTACGCGAGTATCTTTTGTTAAATGGCTGAATGGTGAACTGTTGCGTTTCGAACTCAAAATCAGCATCGGGTATCTTCGTGATCTTGAAAACGGAAGAAAGACACCTTCACTTCCACTGGCGATTGGCATTGAGCGAGCGACTGGTGGTATTGTCTCAGTAAGAGAATGGCCTGGACTTTCCCCACGTCTACGTTTGTAAATGGAGTAACAAATGGATTTGAAGAAAAAAGTTGAAGCTATGAGAGTAGTTGTAGGTTCAAGATCATGTAAACATTCTTACAGTATGCAAGATGTTGCACGCACGTTGTATGCATACATCGGTGAGCTTGAGTCGAAGTTAGCTGCACCAAAACCTGCAGCTAAAAAGGCACCTGCTAAAAAGGCACCGGCCAAAAAGGCACCGGCCAAGAAAAAGGCACCGGCTAAAAAGAAATCTTAAGCCTCGTGTTCGTCGGACATAGACAGTAGCAGCTCCATCGCTGCTGCCGTCTTTGCCTTTTCTAAGTGTTCGTTGATCGACTCAAGGCAGTGATTTTTTGTAATCGAACTGACCACGAAGTCTCCCTCTTCATCGGAAACTTCGATTGCGTCATCTTGCTTTTTAACGTTCCATTTAGAAGGTTTTTCCCACTGCTCACTGATTGCTTTGATTTCCATGTGACATTCATTCCAATAGGTTTCTTTCGCCAATACCTTCATGTGGAATAATAACTGTTTCCGACCACTTCGTGATGATGTTCTTCATCATGCAGTTGGCAACGTTTTTTGCTGCGATTCCGAACCCGTCGCTTTTCATGACGCAGCTTGCCCACAGCATCCGCGACGTGTCTTGTAGTTTTTTAATCATCGGTGCCGTAATCGACATTGCATAATGTGGTGACATTCGCGTCCACGCATACATCTTATCGAGCTCGAAATCATCGGCCACATACCCGTTATCATGTATCAGTTCGTGCATGATTTCTCTGATGTGATCATCTATTTCATCAACACCAGTAATTTCCGTCCATGCGTGTGAAAAATCACGGCCTAAGAAAAAATCAACCCCAAACCCAAGAACATTGAAAAAGTGTCCACACTCAACAAAATCTTTCACCCTTCTAGCTTCGGCGAGTAGGAAAAATCGGTCGCTACCAGGGAACATCTTCACATCGTTATTTGTGTTTCCAGAGCAAAGGCGATCTTTGTCTTCCTCGGTCAAATAACGATTAATAAAATGATCAACATCTACTTGCCATGCTTGGTGCATTTCAACCTCCTCTGCTGTCTTCATTGTCTACTACTACTTTAGGCTTCTCAATCTCAATCACGTTGTCTTTTTCTGCTTTGACCCAAACGTACTTACGGTCCCCAAAGACACGACGACGAACACGATCGTAGCCGAGCTGTCGCATGATGTCTCCAACCCGCATCTCAGATGCACGACTCATTTGATATTTGTCTAACTTCAAAGCATTTTCCATCAGGTCTGTTGTAGAGCAGTTGACTCCGTTTGACCTGATGTATCGCTCAATGATTTCGTGCCATGGATCAAACTGACGGAAGTCAGACGACTGTGTGTCCAGCTCTTCTTGAGTTTCGTTTTCTAAATACCACTTCTCACCATTTTTATAGGCCACCACTGCTTCAGCCCACAACTGTGCTCGATTGTGCTCTGTCCAGTTGGTGTCCATTTTTCCAACTTGTATTGGCCAGTATCGTCGAGAACCGGTTTCATCCGTGATGAACTCGGCCTTGTTTGTTGTCCCACAAAAGACTGTGTGTCTTTTTAGCGTTACGGTTTGGCGCGCGTATGGCAAACGGAACGTGTCTTCCTGAGCAGACAAAAAAGCCTTTGTGCTTGAGTTCCTTGCTCTACGAATCGAGTCGAGCTCGGCAACTTCGTAAATCCATGCGCGATGAATCTGCATGTAGGCGTTGCTCGAGCCAATGTCCATTGGTGTGTCACAAAAGTACTCGGGAGAACCGAGAATCCTGAATGTCGTACTTTTACGTGCGCCTTGTGGTCCAACAAGAATGAGCACACAATCGGCCTTACAACCGGGCTCCATCGCTCGTGCAACGCATTGTATTAGCCAGCGTCGACCAATCTCGCGATTAAGCTTGTTATCCTCGCTTCCACAGGCTCTAACCAGCCATTCATCCATTCTTGGAACACCATCCCAGACTGACTCATTCAGCCAGCTGGTCAGCGGATTGTGGCCATTCACCTCTGCAATGTAGTTGGTGGCTTCAACAATCGAATCAGTTGTGAAGTGAACGTTGTAGTGTCCGTACATCCACCGTTTAATGCGTGTGTAATCTGTATCTTTGAGAGCACTTTGCTTCATGTAAATGACGTTACTGAACTCATTTAGCCATATCTTTTTTTTCCAACGCTTGTCCCGTTCCATAATCGTAATCAAGTTCGGAACTGTAGGTTTAATCTTCTGAGTGCCATCCTTGTTGATTTGCATCTCAAGGTGATTGATTACCTTTCCATCAGCACCTTCATTTCCATTCTTTTCTGTATGCTTTTCTGCCATAGCAAGCAGATCAGAAAGTCGAGGAGAACCTTGTTTGCCATCTATTATCGCGTCAATATCAAGCATCTGTGTCTCCCACTAGTTCTTCTAAAGGAATCCTGTAAGAGATTCGGTCACCAAGTTGCAATTTAATCGTTGAAGCGTACTCTTTTCCTTTTTCATCTGGGTCTGTACCGATGTAAATTTTAGTATTTTTAGGAATATTAAGTTTCGATACGGTGCCGAATGAACCAGACGTTCCACCCAAAACTGCAAGCTTAAGGCCCTGGTCTTCTACTTCGGCAGAACACTTCATGAAGTCTGTAATACCCTCAACAAAAAGCAGACCATCTAAATCTACCTCCACACCGCGCATCATTTTTACTGCAAATCGATTGGGCATGAACAACCCTTTAGCTTCGAAACCTTTGGGCCAAAGCGTCTTGGGGCCAACCTTGGGAACACCAACTGCGCGCGCATGGAGGCTCGTTAGCTTACCGTGTTCGTCAAAAGCAGGTACTATGACTCTCCACAAGTTGCTGCGACCACCCGGCCACCAAGATGGCCAGTCGTATTTTTTGTAGTCCGGTGTCACTCTTGCAACACCAGATTTAGCGAGTGCCTCAAGGTTTAGGTTTCTACTCTTTAAAAACGATATTGCTTCGTCGTCTTTACTGAGCTGATGCAACTTGTATGATGCTCCCCATAGTTGCTGAACCTCGAGCAGCGGTGGTCGTTCCCCACGAACCCTTACGGGCTCACTCGGTAGTGGCTTCCCCTCTGAAACCTCTAAATCAAACCAAGCCTTGACTCTGTTTTTATTAAACGAATCAGACTCAGAATATTTAGATCCGCAAAGCCGGTACGCTACCAAGTCAATACCTGACCCTGATGTTTGGCAGGCGTGACACTTCCAACCTTTGTTGTCGCTCCGCAAGCCGATTGGACCACGCAAGTCTTTGCTGCTTCGCTTTACTGCTCCACACTTGGGACATGGGGATAATGAGTTGTTTTTTCTTACTTGTAAACCAAGCCTATTTGCTACTTCTGATACTGCTATTTTCTCTGCTGCATGCAACCACACGATGAGAACTCCATCTACATAGATACTTTGGGGAAGAGGGGGACAAGTATGCCACAAGGAGGAGCGTTACTAATGCTTCTCGATTTGATACTTGAGGGTACCGTCGGCAGTAATCAACAGCCGCATTGAAACGCCAGCGTTTTCTCGGCAACGCTGCGCGTATTTGACAAGCAGGTTTACTGAAATCGGTTTACGTGTCCCATTCAGAGCGTGCCAAATATGTGTGTGTGATACACCGAAAATCCTTCCGGCCTCACGGTACGTGTCCGCAACCTCATCCACCAAAGCCTTTAGAGCTGGATTGGTGTTGATGATAAATTCGTCTGTGTTTGCCATGTGTTTCTCCTTTCTGGTGTTGCCACATTAGTCAACGTGAATGATCTTGTCAAAATCAGTATCTACATTTAGAGAGTGCGTGTTCTTAGCGAATGATATAGACTTTGATACAATAGTTTTATCTGTTTATTGGAGTCTTCAATGGCGCTTACTGTTACGGGCTTTTCAAGCACCTCACTGACGTACAAAATTGCTTCGGAAACAAACGCTAGCGATACAGTTCAACAGGACATTTTTGGTGGATCTGGTGTTTTGTACGCTATTGAGTTCGACAACCAAGACACCAGTAATGATGCTTATTTAAAACTTAAGCTCACATCTGGTGCAGTGACCGTTGGAACTACTGAGCCTGACCTTATGTTTCACTTAGACGATGCCGCAGGTGGAAACGCAAACCAACGCTCTGCGACTACTATTCAACTCCCGAATGGACTGCCTTTTGATCAGTTGAGTTTCTGGGTGACTGATGCTGCCGCGACATCGGATCAGGGTGACCCTGGTACAGTAGTCCTCACATTTTTAGCTTCTTGAGGTAGACATGGCCGTCACAACAACAACAGCATCTAATCCTCTCGTCACGACAGTTGTTCTTGATGAAACTGCAGACCTAACGGTTGAAACCGTTGCTACTGCTAATTGCACTTTATACGCTGTAGAAATTGTAAACCCGAATGCTACCGAAGCTGTGTACTTGCATGTGTTCAATGCAGCTGGAAACTCTGTGGTTTCAGCTCAACACACGCACCAGTTTTACTGTCCAGCATCAACCTCTTGTTACTACTACATGCCAGCTGGCTACACAATTACAACTGGTATTGAGTTTTATGCATCTACCAGTGCGGGTGGTGGTTCTAGTGCGACCGCTCCAACAGACGCAGTAACGGTCAAGTTTGGATTCACTCTGTAAATAAAACTGGGGCGGATGGACTTGAACCACCAACTTCCTGGGTAACAACCAGGCGTTCTGCCAATTGAACTACACCCCATCAATCGTTCGACTCGCCGTGTGTGTCGCACATACCCCAACGAACACAGCCTTGTTCTCCAGGGGGAGCTGCGAACAACTCAAACTGCCTGCCCCCATACTTAGTTCGTGCCCATTGGACTACACGTTTAATTGGCCACGTATCGCCAACGCGCTTTCCTGTTTTTTTGTCGGCTCGGGCCGTTGGGTTCTGAAACCAAGTAGGTGGATATTTTAAATTCTCTACTGGTTCTCCTCGGTCTTCATATCTTTTGATGGCCAACCGATGTACGTCTTCTTCTAAATCAGCGAGCAGATCTATTCGTTCTGGATAGTTTGCAGCCATCATTCTGATCTCGCTCTTACGAGCAAAAACGCACGGATAGCAACCAACTCGCTCTGACGGGTTCTTTCCTAAATATAGGGGGTTTGGTCTAACTCCATACTTCTGATGGATTTTGATTACATCCTCAACCTTCCACTGATGAATAGGTCTCCAGACCTCACAGTCGAATGTGTCAGACCATTCCCACTCACCCATTTTAGCGCGTGATGCAGACTCCTGAGCTCGGATTCCAACCACGTTGACTGGCTCATCATCCATCCCCTTGAGATAATCCCTAGCTGGATAAACCTTCACCGATTGAGTACACCACCTACGAATCCGACTTGGAAACATACCTTTGTGAATCACCCAACGAACCATGGGAGAGTACCACCCAAGTCGTTCTTCATACTTTTGAGCCAACGACTCCAGTTCAGGTGTAGCCAACTCTTTCTTGGCCACCAGACGTTTGATCGGTCCAACAACTGTTGGAAGGTAGTTCTCGACGTAATCATAGGTGTCAGGATGCTCCCAGCCCGTGTCGAAGAAGATGGCCTCGTACTCGAGACCAAGCTCCTTCATGTATAGACACGCAGCTGTGGAGTCCTTGCCACCGCTGACTGACACGACAATCTTGCGATCGCCAATCTTCTTTTTGACTGCTTCGATGTCGTGGTAGTCAATCATTAGAACGGAATCTCCTCATCCGAGTAGTTGTTCGATGGAGCAGGGCGATCTTGCGGTTTGCTTAGGCCATTTTCAGGACGAGTTAAAAACTCAACCTTGTCAGCAATAATCTCTGTACTCTTACGAGTGTTGCCATCTTTGTCATCCCAAGAGCTCGTCTGGAGTTTGCCCTCTACAGCGACCTTAGACCCCTTGTCTAAGTACTTACCGCAGTTTTCAGCAACCCTACCAAAGACTACAATACGATGCCACTCAGTGTGGTTTTCCCACGTGTCACCATTTTTTTTAGTCTCATTCGTAGCAACGCTAAAGTTGCACACTGAGTTTCCATTTTTGGTTTGGCGAAGCTCTGGCTTTTGACCCAAGTTGCCGACTAATAAAACACGATTCATGATCGCTCCTTGTTGTTGATTGTTTTCAAAGCGTTGCACCTTTCTGTGCAAGAGTGGCACAAGCCACATGGTTCATTGAAAGATGAGGATTCGTAGCAAGACCACGCTTTGTCGATGTCCATATTAATGTTCACAGCCTCTTCAATAATCTGATTTTTTGTCATATCGATGAGTGGAGCCTCGAGCTCTACCGCAATCATCGATGCAGCAAGGCTGTGGTTCATTGCACCTACGAAGTTTCGATTGCAATCTGGGTAGTCCTTGTCGTCTGCATTTGCGCCGTACCACAGAATAGTGCAGCCTCGAGTGGCCGCGACGTTTGCTGCGTGAGCGCACATGACCATGTTACGACCAGGTAAGATACGCAGCCCGTCCTCTGTTGGCCCGATAGCCATACAGTCATCGACCCCTGCAATTTCAGCAGAAACAACATCGACCTTGTACCCACGACTGTTTGCCCAATCACTAACGGCATTCAACTCTTGAGCCTGCGATGGTTGCTTATAAGCAATGAAAACCAACGCACCTAATCGCCCAGCCTTGTGAGCTCTTTCAGCAAGCAACATCGAATCGATGCCCCCTGAAAACAATAGTGCTACTTTTGCTTGTGTTGATCCCATCATTATCTCCTACCAAATAGTGATTGTTGTCGTACAGCGGATGGTAATAAATCCGCAGTGGTTGAAAATCTGGTTGCGCTCGACCCGTCAATTGAATCTACGCCTGCGCTCTGGCATGCTCTCAATCGTTTGATCGTATTCACGCGAGCAACATGAAAATGTATCTTTCGATACCGGCAGTATTCACCCCACATAGTCATCGATGCGAGTTTGTACTCGGTACTTCCACCAAGAAATATGCCGTTGTTTTCGGTCATGATCTCATCTACATCGTTTGGCCCCATGCCGTCTTGGACCGCAATTAGTACTTTTTTATGATCAAGACGTGGTAGCCAATGCTTAGTAAGTTCAAGCGATGCCAGCCCACCTGATACAATGTCAGGCGCTACAACCCAATCGGCTCCACTACCAATCCTTTCATATGCCCAGAGAAAAGCTTGCTCATTGAACGGCTCACTTCGCTGATGGCAACCCCAGGCACCATTGTCGAGTACATATGGCGCAGGCGTTTGATCCGGCCACATTGGGGCACGTTTACCTTTGCATCTTTTGAGTGTGTCTGGGCTCATAAGTAGGTGCCAACCATTAGCTTTCAGTGCTGATAAATTCTTTTTTGTCCCGGTCCAGCTTGCGTACATTTTCACAGCAATCCGTCCTCGGTCGTAAGTTGTCTAAAGTTTCCGATGCAGCAGTTCATCTGGCGCATGTCCATCTGATGATTCCTGAATCATCGCTAAGATGTCTTCAATAGGTAGTTCGACCGTTAATCCTTTTGCCCCGCAGTCTTTACACTTCCGCAGTCGCACTACGAAATCTGACGTGTACCAAGCGACAACCTTAGATGCCTTTTTTACTTCGGCACCTCTACCTGGTTTGCTCGGACTTCTTGTTCCAATAACTGAAGTTTCTCCACCACATTTCATGCATATCATGGCTTCTTGCCAATAGGATGCACGTCACAACCTATAGACGTGTAGAACCTCGAACGCTTCTTGTGCATGTAGAATAGAGCAGGTGGTTCATCTACAAGGTCGATAACCAACGGTTGCAGCTTTTCATCTGCAATACGCATGATTCGCCCTATCCTTTGTTGGATTCGACCCATCGACTTCGTCGGTGTTGTCAAAATCAATGTGTCTAAACTCGGTAGGTCAAGGCCCTCGTCGGCTACAGTCGTCGCAAAGATTGCTTCGAGCTCACGATTGTTCGCGTCTGCCAGAACCTGTGCCCTCTGCTTCTTTGTCATACGGCCTACCAAAGATGCTGCAGCAATGCCTCGATTCGCCAAATCATCAGCCATGTCAACGCAGTGCTGGACTCTGTCCGATAGAACAAGGACTTGTCTGCCATCATTGATGAATGACTCAACCATGTCCAGTATCTGATCGTTTCGGAAATCATCACTACACATTTCATTGATCATCTTCATCCAATCACGATCACGTTTCGGCTTCCATCCAGTCTTGTGGAACTTCACAACTGGAGCCAACACGTTCCCATTTTTGATCAAATCTTTGGTGTGGATCTCTGCAACGGCTTTGCCGAAATGCCAGTACATGATGTCACTCAACCCGTCGGGCCGGTCGGGTGTCGCGGTCAGAGCGAGTCGCGCTCGGGCTGGCATGCCAAACATTACTGCACTGAATGTCGATGCAGGAACGTGGTGGGCCTCGTCCACGATGCACAAACCGAACTGCTTACCGAACTCGAGTAGTTCATCAAATCGCATACGTGCCAACGTCTGAAAGCTCGCGATGACGATGGCTCCCGTGTCATCCTTCTTTCCGTTGCCGTACATGGTGACCTTCACGTCATAACCAGTAGGCACCAGGCCAGTGCCGTCTTCAGTGGTCAGTTGAGCTGCGATGCGCTCTTTCCATTGCACTGCAAGATCAGACGTGTGTACCAAGACAATCGTTTTCTGGTCGCAGATCTGCATGGCACCAAGACCCATCATGGTCTTTCCCGCACCGCAAGGGGCTACGATGATGCCTTGGCATCCGGCCTCTTGCCACTTATTGATCGCGTCCTTTTGGTAGTCCCGCAGTTCGATGCCCTCGCGGAACATGTACGACGGCGACAACCCTGTTGAAGTCGCTGACACATGTTGAAGGTCCCCGTACTGACTCAAGTCGATCCCTCTCGGAATCATGAGCCCACCACCCCACTTGTGCCACAGAGGTATCGTCTGACATGCGTACACATGCTCTGGAGGCACATCGACCCACCTGCCTCGATCTCGAAGCGCATGGGCTTGAGCATAGGCTGGATTGTTACACTTGTAGGTATTCTTAATGGTGTCGATGACTGGGCTGTTCATAGGTATGAAGAACCCGCCGCTCTTTACACATCTGTTGTCTTGCATGGTGTCTCTCTGTTTGGTGAAGCTATACTAAATATAGTGTAACTCAGTGGTGCTTGGAGCGGGATTCGAACCCGCACGGCTTTATTGCCGGGAGGTTTTAAGCCTCCTGTGTATACCCATTCCACCATCCAAGCTTGAGTATGAAAAATGTTGAGGCATCTGTGCGCCATGCCTCCCTGCGCGGACTGACAGGTCTACTCGTTAGAAGCAGACATTGTGTAGGTCCAGATCCCTTCCTCTGCATCCCATTCCAAGTACAATGGCGCTCCGTCTTCAGACATCACATAGGTCATTGTCTTGTCTTTTACGATCTCCATCTCTTCAACGTCCTCTGTTCCGTTGTCGAGGTTTACAATCTTAACGAAGCCCATGCTCTTTTCTGGAAGCCCGTCAGTGAACTGAGCCTCCATATCGGGCCAAGGCAGATCGTCTTCATCGTCGTTGTTCAACGAAGACAAGCGAGGAAGAGAGTCTTTCATGTTCTCCTTCACACTGGTCTGCGTTTCTTCTTTGGTAACGTCTGACTTCTTTCGAAGTACAACTGAGTCGCTCTTATGTTCTTGCTGAACTGGTGCGGAATCGATTGGATGCCATCCATATGATCCCTTCCGCATCTTCTTCTTCCAACCCAGCTCCTTCATGGTTGCGCCGACTGCAAGCTTGATCTTGTGTCCCATGTCATCTTCAGACTCAGGACGAGCCAAATCGTTGCCGATGAAGTCATAGAATCGCAGAGCCAAGTCATACGAAGAGATGCCCGCATCCAACTCGCTCAAGCTTTCTGAACCACTTCTCATCTGCTCGAGCATGAACTGGTCAGGCTTCACACCAGGGCGCGACTTGCGCTTCTTCTTTACCGGAGTCTCAACAACGTAATCATCAGTTACCCAATCATCCGCTGGCTCCGACAACTCCATTTCAACCGACGTGTCATCAGGCAACTCATCGATAGATTTCTGAATGAAGTCCTCTTGATCTTGCTGGTCTATCTCATCGGTCACATCGCTGACTGGCTCCAAGTCAAGCTCTGCGTACTCAGTCGCAGCTGCGAGCAGACCCATCTCAACTTCTTCAGCAGATAAGGTCTTTCCATACTGACCGGACATGTACACCATCACATCGGCGAGAGCTCGCTTCGATGCTGGGTGACCATTTCGATCTAAAAGGAAATCCCCTGACATATGAGCAAACCTGCCCACCAACTTATCATCGAGTTTTGCTGCGAGGAATACACTACGAACCCCCATAGCATTTTTGATTTTTGCCGCGTTATCTTCCGGCATGTCACACCTCCCTGTGTGTTTGTGTGTTTTGATCCTGCACCTTCTTTTCAATGTCCCCTGCAAGGATGATGCGAATCTCTTTGAGCATTTCGTATTCAGGAGAACAAATCGCATACGACTTTACTCTCATGTAGTGATGGCCCATTACCATCATCCCAGCAGCAAGACCAAGCGGATGCTCAAGGTCGATGGTCAAGCAGTCCCAAGGCACGGGCATACTGGTGCCAGTGTTGTCAATCACAAGGCAGTGAGTCGGATGATCGTCACCCCAAGGTCGAACCGTGAGGGTCTGGTTGTTCTTCTCCACCCAGCCTGCAGGCGCGTGACCTGGTCGCATACGAACCGGCGTACCCACGATGACATTGAGTTCTGCCAGAGATGGCATGATGTCAACCCAATCCATCACGCCTCCGCAGGAACGATGGTCTTCGCCATCTTGTGGAAGAGCTCCGCCTGCTTGGTCAAACTGAGCAGTGCCATCGCCACCTCAACGTCACCACCAGCAAAAGCCATGGCCTCCTCGCACCAGTCGCCGTCAGACATGGGCTGGTCTTTCTCGGCCACGTATTCGATGAACTGCTTCCAAAGCTCGATTGGCGATGTGTCTCTGATGTCTCTACCCATGGGACACCACCCTTACCTCGTAAGGTTGAACCAATCCACCCGTACATGACTTGACCGGCTCTTCAATCGTCATCGTATCAACGAACCGAAAGTCCTCATCGAAACCAATAAGTCCGTAGTTAATAGCAGTCTGTACAATAAACTTGTCGTCCCAGTCACCCGCCCACGTTCTCGTTGGGTGCTGAAACTCAGGAACAAAGTTTGCAGTCATTGTCTTGTACAGATTGTAGGTATCGAAAAAGAAATCGTTACGATCCTCGTCCTCTGTGTATCCGAACTTACTGCCCATGAAGCCACCCGTAAGCCTTTGTCCCTCGCGCACACCCTCGGCCTCGTCAGCTGTGTATACGTTCTCGCATTGTTTACCAACCATGTCATCCTCATAAGCGTGGTAAAGCTGGATTCGTTCGCCCTGGTACTGAACCGAAAAGGCAGGATCAGGTAGGATTTTTGTAATAGCCAATGGCATGATAACCTCTCTGTTTGTGGTGTACTGTAGTCTAAGTGATTAACTATATTCGGTCAAGGGGCCTCATTTCCCCATTTCGAATACCTACTTCAATGGGTCGGCGTTGCTTCGCAGGACCATGCCCAGAATCTCTGCCTGTTCTTTTTTGTATTCAGAAAGCGTGATGCCTTCGTTCTTCTTGGCGTGCATGTTCTGAGCTCGAACGATTCGTTCTGAAATCGTCTCGTACTCTTCGACCATAACCTCTGTGACTTCGTGTTCTTTCTTAGTCATACTCACCTTCCTTGGCTTTCGCGAGTGCTTCCTGTGCCGCTTCGCGAGCGGCTTGGATATAGTTGGCAGGTACGTGTCTCCCTTCTATTACGTGTTCGTGACATATTAGTTCTTGAACATGCCAGCGTTTATCGATTTTCTCGTAGCCTCTTCTCTCATGTTTGCTGGGGTCACAAAACTTCAAGCGTACCGTTACAGGCATTGGCACAATGACCTCGACTGATACTTCTGGCTCATTAAGTACTATTTTCGTTTTGATTTTCTCCATCACTCACCTCCTTTAGAAAGTTTTCGTTGTGCGTCACGACGAAGCAGTTCCTGTTCGATTGCGCGATACCAGGCTTCGTCGTGCCAAGTGCCGTAGCGCTTCCACCAGTTCAATTTAGATTGGAGTTCGTGATCGGGTGCTGTCTTAAACCAATTGTCAATCCAATACATCACTCACCTCCCACACAATCGTCATCGTCACCCGGTTGAAGGTTGGGTAGTGTTCGTTCCAACGAGTGCAGTACCCCGTTGAGCTTTGCGACCGCAGGCCCCACCTCGTTCTTTGCTTTCTGCATCAACTCAGTTTGCTCCCTAATGAAAGCAACAAACCTATCGGTGGCTTCCGTTTCGGTAATCGTATTAGTCGCTTGCAGAGCAATAAGGGTCAATACATAGTTGTCGAAGTCTTTCTTCAACTCGGCACCCAGCTTATCGATACGCTCTTGCTTCGCCTTCCTTTCAGCTCGGACGGCATCAATCAAATCCATTGGCACATCTACTTCGGTCATGATTACGCCTCCACTTCGATTTTGTTTTGAGCAGAACCCGTCAAGGCTTCAAGTAGAAGCGCAAGGTCTTGCTGGGAGA